CGGAGCGGGCAACGAAGTCAGCCCTGAAGAGTTATTTCCAGCAGCAGGGCCTTTCCGAACAGGAGGCTGCAGCTGCGATCGAGAAATACAAACAGGACAAGGCTGCACGCCAGCCGGATGCAAGCGCGATCGAGAAGGAACGGGACCAGTATAAGGCTCAGCTCGAGGAGCGTGACAATAAGGATTATCTGCGTGATAAGAACGTCAAGGCGGAAGATCTGGACTATGTCATGTTCAAGGCGAAGCAGCTGGTCGACGACAAGACTGACTTCAAGAAGGCAGCGGACAAGTTCCTGAAGGAGAACCCGAGATATGCCGGAAGCGGATACAGGGTCTCAACTTCGACTGCTACCGGATCTGAAGGCAGTTCACAGAGCAGCAACGCATCGATCAATGATGCGATCAGGAACGCCGCAAGGCGATGAAAGGAGCAAGAAATGAATAAGAATAAAATGCTTATGAACCTGAGGATGTTCGACGATGTTGTGGAAACGGCAACCAGCATCGACCGGACGGGAGCGGATGCGCTCATTCCGGTACAGGAGAGCCGTGAGATCGTCCAGGGCATCATTGCACAGTCCGCAGTCCTCTCCAGGGGCCGCAGGCTGCAGAACATGACCGCCCGCCAGTACAAGGTACCGGTGCTTGATATGCTGCCGGTTGCATACTTTGTGAATGGCGATAGCGGCCAGAAGAAGACCACGAAGATGCAGTGGGATAAAAAGTTCCTCGTTGCGGAGGAAATCGCAGTTATCGTACCGATCCCGGAGAGTGTCCTGGACGACTCCGAGTATGATATCTGGGGTGAAGTCCGCCCGAGACTGCAGGAGGCCTTCGGTAAGAAGATCGATGGCGCTATCCTGTTCAATGAGGATAAGCCGTCTACCTGGAGAAACGGTGTTGTTGCCACTGCAACTGCAGCCGGCAGTGTAGTACAGCTTCCCACTTCCGGGACCACCGATCTCTACGATGTGATCATGGGCGAGGGCGGCGTGATTGCCAAGGTTGAGGAAGACGGCTACTTTGTCAACGGCCACATGGCGGATATCTCCATGAGAGCGAAGCTGCGTGGCCTGAGGGATGAGCAGGGACAGCCGCTGTTCAAGTCCGACATGCAGACCGGTACGAATTACACCCTGGATGGATCCGCTATGACGTTCCCGAACAACGGCGCATTCGACAAGACACAGGCGCTGATGATCTCCGGCGATTTCAACCAGCTGGTGTACTCCATCCGCCAGGATCTGACCTATAAGATCTTCACTGAAGGCGTGGTTCAGAACCCCGATGGAAGCATTGCGTATAACCTGATGCAGAACGACATGGTTGCGCTGCGTGCGGTCATGAGACTGGGCTGGGAGATCCCGAACCCGATCAACGCTCTGCAGCCGACTGCGGCATCCAGATGCCCGTTTGCGATCCTTAAGGCGGGGGAATAACAGCCCTCGCCGGATCCAATAGTGGCGGGTACAGCGAAAATGAGCTTACGGCGATGACTAAGGCTCAGATCGCTGAACTCGCCTTGGAACTGGGTTACGAGGGCATTACTACAAATATGACCAAAGCAGAGATGATAGCTGAGTTCCTTAGTGCACAGGAGGGTTAACAGATGTTGGTCAGTTATGATTATTATGCTGAAATGTTCCTGTCAGAAAGGGGACCTCTCATATCAGAGACTGACTTTGTCAGATGGGAACGGCAGGCTGAAATCGTGATAGACGCTGTTACGAACGGAAGGCTGTCTCATCTGACAAGCGCTCCGGACAAGGTAAAGCTGTGCATCTGCGCGGTCATGGAATTAGAATACCAGGCTGAAATGCAGGCTGCAGAGTACCGTGAGCAGGGGCTTGCAGGCCCGCTCGCCAGCTGGTCCAATGACGGCCAGTCCGGGTCCGTAGACCTTGGTAAATCAGTTCTGACGGAAGAAGGGAAGCAGAAGCAGATCCGGAGTATTTGCCGTATGTATCTGGCAGGTACCGGGCTTCTATATGCGGGAGTTGACCATTATGAATCCTAACTATGTCCACACCATCACCCTTTATCGGCGGTTGCAGGACGGATCATATACACATGAGATTATTGAAGGCTGCTTTTGGAAGGCATCTATTGTCATGACCCAGAGTGGAACAAATGCATCGCAGGCGAATGTGTATACCGTCAGGATTCCGAAGGAGAAGGTGCCAGCCGGACTGTCAATAAGCACGAACTTTGACTTTGTTGTCCTGGGAAAATGTCCGGATGAGGTGAGTGATGAGAAAGGTTTTCGTGCTGCGGAGGTTCTTCTGCGGTATAAGCCCAATGCTTTCAAGGTAACTGCCTTTTCTGACAACACGGACCATCTGACGGACAAACATTACAGGTTAGGTGGGTGATCTGATGCAGCTGAACTTCAAATGGAACCATCCAACGAGTGAGATTGCATACCAGCGATCCGGAGGTGATCAGGGGCGGCTGTTCCTGGCCAATGAGGCAAAGCGGCTGATGGATCCTTATGTGCCGGCACTCAACCTGGTATTGGCGCAGAATGTTAGGACTTATGTTGAAGATCAGAGAGGTATGATCCAGTACAATTCTCCTTATGCACATTACCAGTACGAAGGAATTTTGTATGTATCTTCTCTCACAGGAAGCCCATGGGCATCCCAGGGAGAACACAAGGTGCCAACTGACCGGCCTCTGAAACACGGAAAGTTCAGGCATCCGCTTGCGACATCACATTGGGACAAAGCTATGATGGCAGCGAGGAAGAGTGATCTCGTGCAGTCATATCAAAGATGGCTGAAAGGGAGGAGCGTATGACCAAGCACGAAGCCGTAAAAGAATACTTTAAGGATAAAGTCGAGATGCTTGTAGGTGAGGCGCTCGGCTTTAATTATTCTCCGGACCAGACATCTGTTGCGATCATCCCTCAGTACTCTGACAGGAATGTGAGGGAGTTCATTACGGGGGATAAGCAAAGGGCATACAGCTTTTCTTTCATTATTGTCAGACCGTACAGCACCGAGCCTTTTGATCTTCTGAATGTTGAATCCATGAACCTTGGTCAGGCCTTCATGGAGTGGATTGAAGAGCAGGATGAAGCACATATTTACCCTGATTTTGGGAAGAACTGCGAAGTGGAAAAAATAGAAGTATTACAGAATATGCCGAACCTTGCTTCTGTGAATGCAGATGAGGGGACGGCAAGGTATATGATCCAAGGCCGGATCCTGTACAGGGAGAAGGCGGAATAACAAGGAGGGACAGAATGAAACTCACACGTGGAGCACATCTTTTTTACATCGATACTTCTTTCGGTTCTGGTACTGCGGCGTGGTACCTGGTCGGTAAGGATATCGAGGAAATGAACGTCGACCTGGGCGCCGATACTGAAACAGTTAAGAATATTCTGGATGAAACATCGGTCCGGCACAACGGCTATGAGCCGACGATCGATGCCGATCCGTTCTATGCCGACCCGGATGATGCGCTGTATCCGAAGCTCAAGGATATTGCCATGAACCGTAAGAAGGGCGACGACTGCAAGACGAAGTATCTGGAAGTGATCGTCGAGGATACCGAGGCGACTTCGCACGATGCATGGATTGAGGACTGCTACGTCATTCCGCAGTCGGTCGGCGGTGATACTTCCGGCTTCCAGATTCCGTTCCAGGTCCTGCCCTCTGGCAACAGAAAGAAAGGATCTGCAACGCTTGCGAACAAGGTGCCGACGTTCACGGCAAACTAATAAGGGGGAATGATGCGAATGGAAAGAATCAAGATAGATGACGGCACAAAAACGTATGAGATCGTGAATCAGGACAATGAGGTGCTTGGAACCTTCACGTTTAATCCTTCAGACGCGAACATCGTTAAAAGATATGACGCCGTTGTAGAAGAGCTCCAGAGATATGCGGATGAATCGCAGAATGAGGTTTTGACGCAGGAGAAGTTTAACGAAGTCCAGGATAAGCTGGTGGCCATGATGGACGATCTGGTCAAGGCGGATACGGGCAAGACATTCTTTTCCATTTGCGGCCCACTTACGCCGATGGAAAACGGCAATCTGTTCATATTGAACGTGCTGGAGGGTATCGGAGCTGTGATCGAGAGGGATACCAAAAAGCGTATCAAAAAAGTCGATGCAAAGACGGCTGAATATCTGGCCGATTACGAATGAGGTGGCGATTACCGGAGTCCCTGTGTGTTGGGGGCTCCGATTATCGGATACGGACGGATTTTAGAGATATATTGACTATTTTTGATGCGTACAATGACCCTGATCTGCCGGATGAAGCAAAGACCTATATCATGCTGAAGATCATATACCCAGACCTTGACACGATCCCGCAGGAGTATCTGCAGGAAGCGGCAGAAAAGGCTGTGGAATTCATGAACTGCGGCATGGGCGAGGATGATGAAAAAAAGCCGGCATTGATGG